CGGTTCGGGACGTACGCCGGTCCGAGCGTGTACCGGTACTCCGCCGCCTTCGCGACGAGCCCGCCGTCGAGGTTCGACAGCATCGCGAGTTTCTCGTCGTTCGACAGGGCGTACGGCTCGGCGATCTCGAACACGACCTCGATCTCGTCCGAGATGAGATCGTGAACGGTCTTGATCGCCTCGGTGACGGTCGGGACCCGGTGCGAGAGATCGTGTTGCTCGACGAGTTCCGGGAGCGTCGACTTCGAGATCATCGCCTCCGAGAATGACTCGATCTGCGCGAGACGTTCAGCGGCGGCATCACGCGAGGCATAGCACCCGAACGCTCGACCGGTCTCGGAGTAGACGCAGAACTGACCGTCCTGCTCACGGACCTCGCGGCGAACCCGACGACGATCGCCATCCCCGCTACCGCCTGCGCCAGTATCAGCGCGATCCATCCGGTCGCCTTCTGCCATTTCCTCATCGTCAGCCTCCTGATCGTCGCCCGGCATCGCGGGCATCATCGCGGTCGCGGCGCGATCCATGAGCGCGAGAATCTTCCCGGCGAGTTCGCGTCCGTCGGGGAACATGACGAGCCCGAGGTACGCCTGCGACAGACAAGCGACCGGGTTCCCGTATCCCATCGAGTGACCCTTAGCGGCGTCACGCGATTTGCCGAGCATCACGTTCTGGAGTTCGTGGACGAGCGCCATCGCCTCGTCTGCGAACTCGGCCATCCCCATCCGCACGAACGACTGGTAGGCGTCGAGGAGTTCGTCGAGCGGGTCGATCTGGCCGTCGCCGTATTCGTCGTCATCCTTCATCTCGTATCCGTAACCCTTCAGCACTTCGGGTGCGTCCTCTCGTGTCTCGTCGGGGTGCGTCTGTAGCCAAGCGTCGAGGACACGACGCTTGACTCCGGGGAGATCGTCCTCCGGTATCTCGACCCGGTTGCCTCGGAATCCTCCCTGCCCGAGAGCGGCGACGGCGCGCCCGACTTGGGCGGCGGTCTCGCGCTCGTCGAGCGAGTCCCAGAGGCGGAGTTTCCAAGTCGACGGCGACTCGGGGTCGGGGACGTACGCGAACGCTTCCTCGGGGAAGTCCTCTCCGTCCTCACGCTTCGTAGCCATCGCAGGTGGAGGGTAGCAGAGGGTCCGGGCGCAGGCGTCCGAGGTCTCGGAGCGCTCCCGCAAACACTTACCGAATAACGCCTACCGAGAATCTTTGCGGATAACTGGACGGAAGTCGGTTCGGCGTGCCTATACTTGTGCTCATGGGAGATACAACGAACCGGAAGGAGAATCCCATGAACCAGACCACCAGCAGGTACTACGTCGAGAAGTGCGAGACCAACCCGCCTTGCGAGCATCCCCTCTGCCACCGCCTCCACCGGCGGTTCGGCTACCGCGTCGAGCGGCATTGGGACCCGGTACAGGAGACCCACATGGACTTCGCGCATTACATCACGCGCTACTTCTGGGTCATCATGGACCGCGAGACCGGCGACCGCGCGTTCTACGGCGAGCAGTTCGACACGAAGCGCGACGCGCTCCGGTACTTGGAGGCGCGGTCGTGAGCGCTAAGTCGAACGAAGTCATGGAGGCAGTCGCCTCGAAGATCATCGCCGCGATGGAGGCGGGTCAGGTCAACGGCGAGTGGAAGAAGTCGTGGGCTGGCGGAGCGATCGCGATGAACGCGGTAACCGGCAAGCAGTACAAGGGCGGGAACCTCATCGCGCTCTGGGTCCTCGGCGAGGACTTCGGCTCCGGCTACTGGGCCACCTACAAACAATGGCAGAGCGTCGGCGCGCAGGTCCGCAAGGGCGAGACCGGCACCCGCCTCGTGAAGTGGAGCCCGATCCCCTGTAAGGATCACGGCGCTACCGAGCGGTGCTCCTCCTGCGGGAAGATGGTCCCGAATGTCTTCACGGTGTTCAACGCCGATCAGGTCGACGGCTGGGAGGGCAACCCGGACGCGACCAAGAACCTCGACGAGCGGATCGCCGACGCCGACGACTTCCTGAAGGCGACCGGCGCGGAGATCAAGCACACCGGCGAGGGTCGCGCCTACTACAGCCCGCTCGACGACGCGATCACGCTCCCGCCGTTCGAGTCGTTCGACAGCGCCGAGGCGTACTACGCGACCGCCGCCCACGAGTTGATCCATTGGACCGGCCACGAGTCGCGCCTCGACCGGCAGATGGCTAAGAAGTGGGGAGACGCCGACGCCTACGCCGCCGAGGAACTCGTCGCCGAACTCGGAGCCGCGATGCTCTGCGCGACTCTCGGTATCTCGGACACGCCTCGCCCGGATCACGCCCAGTACCTCAAGTTCTGGGTCGGTCGCCTCAAGGACGACTACCGGCTCCTCTGGAACGCCGCGTCGCTCGCTCAGAAGGCAGTCGACCACGCGACCTCGATCGTCGAGGCTCGCCGAGAGGAGATGGTCGCCGCCTGAGAGATCGCTCCGGGGTCTCCTCCCCCTTGAGCCTCGGAGCAACGTGAGACCGTCGGCCCTCCCCCCGGGTCGGCGGTCTCGCTGTGTCTAGTCGCGGGTCGAGAGCGGGTGACCCTCGGGGAGGAGATCGGTGTCGAACGCGCGCCCGGGGAACCTGCCGGTGCGTACCGCTTGGAGGAAGGTGTTGACGCGGGCGTATGCCCATTGGTCGGACGAGGTGACGTTCGGACGGACCGACTCCGGGTTCGTGTTGTACGCGCCGACGCCGCGCTCGAATACGGACGCGAGCATCCGGAGCGTCACACGCTTTCCCTTCTGCCCGCCGTACTTCTCGTTGTGATCCTCGACCTTCCGTTCGAGTCCGGCGCGGACCGCCGCAGAGACTTCCTTCGAGAGTTCTCCCTCGTTGATCAGACGGTCCCGAGTTCGGTCCGCCCAGTCCTGAGCGCGGTCTCGGTTCGAGCGTCCGAGGTCTCCACCCCAGAGGAGCCACGCAACCTGCCCGGGAGTTGGTCGATCCGACTTCCCTTCGAGGTAGGCGTCCGCCTTCGGGGACGAGAGATCGGTCTGATGTCGAGCGAGCCAAGCGGCCATCCGACGTACCTTGTCCGGAGTCATCTCTCCTCGCGCCATAGCGCGCGCCTCGCGGATCGTGCGCGGGCGGAGTCCGTCTCCCGCGAACTGGAGAAGGTCGAGCCCACGACGCGCGTTCGAGCGGACGTATGACGGGACGTTGATAGCCACGGTCCGACGCTACCCGCCGCCGATGTTCGGTCGTTCGACGAACTGGAGCCGGAACGGGTCTCCGGGTTGACCGGTGCCTAGCGCGACCGGCGGGTCGTACAGGTCGGTGTCGGTTCGAGTCGAGAGGGTACAGCGGCAGTTCGGGTGCGCTGGCGGAGCCTGAACCTCTACGCCGTTCGGAAGCGTGAACGGGTCGGCGACCTTCGCCTCGGTCCCGGCCATACCGACACAGATCGGGCAGACGTCGAACGGTCCGGTCGACCAGACCTTCCGGGAGAACTCTCTCGACATGAGCCCTGTGTCGATCGCCTGCTGGTAGGAGAGGAGCCGCGCTTGGTTATGCGCCATCATCCGTTCGGTTCGAGCGATCGTCCTCGATCGAGCCCGACGTAGTTTCGTCGCGTACCGCGTCCCGGTCCGCTGGAGATCGTCGAGCGCTTTCTGTCCGTCGATCCCTCGTGCGGCGAGGTCGCCTGCTCGATTAGCGACACGGTTCACGACCGCGCGCTCGTACCTGACCGTCAGACCGTTGAGGTTCGTCCCGAGGGTCTCTGCGAACTCTCGCGCTGTCGGTGTCGGCGTGACCGTTTGGAGCCGGTCGTAGATCAGCGACGCTGAACTCCCCGGGGTCCGAGCCTCCGTGAACGACTGCGTGACGAGAGCGCGGAACACCTCCTGTTCGGAGAGAGCCATATTCGTGATGAGCCGGGACGACTCGGTGCGAGCCCACTCGGTAGCGCGCGGGTCCTGAGCGTCGAACCGGAACCGGAGCGCGACGGTCGACGGCGACGGCGTCTCTGCCTTCCCGACGCGCCGGTACTGGGCGGCGAGTTCGCGCCCGAGGTCGAGCGCCGACGTCTCACCCGAGGCGACGAAGGATGCGAGGAGAGCCTCCTCTATGGCCCTAGAAGCCTGCGAGAGCGCAGTCAGGACCCGTTCGGCGTAATCGGGGGTGTCACCTGACTCAAGCGAATCTAGGAGGGTCTCCGGCTGAATCGAGAGAAACGCCTGCTCTACGGCGTCCGCGATCGCTTCCTCCTGCGTCGAGAGCGTGTCGAGCCCGGCGGTCCGGAACTGCGGTCGCCCGGTCGAGCGGCGCTTGACGAGCGGAATCCGCCCGCCGCCTCTGATCGGGTCTGCCTGTCGGCGGAGAGCCCGGATCGAGCCGGGCATCGGTCAGACTCCCTCGGCCTCGCCGACCGGGAGCCCGGCGATACCGCGCAGGTAGCCTTCGAGGTTCTCGTCCGGGAACAGCGGCGCGCCTGCCTGAGCGAGCGAGGTGATGAACGAACCGATCGAGGCGAGGTCGACCGACTTCGGAGTCGACCAAGTCAGCGTCGGCGACATCGCTTCGTCGACACCGTTGAGACGCATCAGGCGCGGGATCGCGTGGTTGTTGAACACCTCGGCGATCTCCGAGAGGAACGCATCGAGGGAGCGGATGAACAGGTCGACCTTCGAGACCGAGAGCGCCTGCGAGCCGACGTTCTCGTGACCGAGGAGTAGGAAGTCGGCGAGGACGGTCATCGCGATCCGCTGGTCGTACCGTCCGACGATCGCGTCGGTGTCGAACTGTCGACGTCCGCCGGTCGAGAGGAGTTTGAGGTCGTACGCCGGGTTCCCTGTCTCCGGGTCGTAGGCGAGAGGGAACACGATGCCCTCCTGCTCGTCGCGCTTGACGTTCCGGACGATCTGCTTGATGGCGTCGAGCGCGGCGCGCTCCTCGGCGGTCGCGGCGTTCGAGAGGAGTTGCGGCGGGACGAGCGCGACAGGGAGACCGGCGAGGTCACGCTCAATACCGATCGCTTCGATCTCTTGGATGCGGCGCTTGTAGTACCACGGGATGAAGGCGTTGCGGAGAATCGAGCGGCCCTGCGGGTTGTTGAGTTTCGAGGTCGTGCGGAACAGGAGACACTTCTCGATCGGGAGGAACGTCACGCCCTTCTTCGCGGCGTTCGGGTCCATCTGGTACGCGCCTCGGATGCCGCCGTTCGCGTCGAGTTCCCACCGGTCGATGGTCTCCTGTGAACGGGTCGGAATCTTCCGCCAACCGACGCGCCCGTCGGAATACTTCGAGCGGGTGCGGGCATCCTTCGTGTAACCCTGTCGCCGCTTATACACGATCTCGTGATACGAGTAGCCGTACACGAGGAACCCGAGGATCGCGGCGAGAGTGTCCGCCCACGAGGTACTCATGTCAGACAGGCAGGACGAGACGAACTCGGCCTCCGCGATCGAGCGCTCGTCGTCGGAGTCGGACGGTTCGACCGACCAGTCGACAGCGCGGATCAGCATCTCGATAGCGTGGAGCATCGCCCCGACCACGGGGTCGTTGTCAGCCATCTCCCGGTAGTTGGCGTAAGCCTGCTTACCTCGGAGTTGCCGGAGGAAGTCCTGCTGAATCTCGCCGCCGAACTGATGGAGCCCGGACGAGCCGATCTCCATGAAGTCCGTGGATGTAGGGCGAGCCTTGCTCAGCGGGTCAGTCGGAACGGTCTCCACAACGCGACAGGGTAGCGCATCGCCGGTCAGTCTGAACGGCGCTCGATGAGCCCGGACATAGTGCGACCGCTGAACCGTCGGATCGCGACTGGCAGGTTGTTCGCGACGATGCCGATCCTGTTCGTCGGCGCGGTAACAGCGAGCAGGTCGTTCTCCTCTTGGTCGTAGTAACCGGCGGCGGCGAGTTCGAGCGCGGACGGGAATACGTCGGCGTGACGGTCGCGGTCCCTGTCGATGAGTTCGTCCTGTCGTCCGCCATATGACAGAACGATCCGAAGGTTCGCCGGGAGCGACGCCGCCTTCACCATCTCTACTTCCTTCGTGTAGGCGTAGAACAGGACGTCAGGCACCGACGCCGCTATCTCGCTCCAGAGGTCGAGGTACCACGACGCAAAGAAGTCCCCGGCGTCGTGAACGCGGACGGCGCGACCACCTGCCGCTATCCAGTCGGCGATCGTTCGATCGTCGGGGTCGTGGTCGAGGTCTCGTGCCGTTCCGGTCGGGCGGAACCGGCGAGCGGCGAGTTCGTCGGTCATGCGAGCCGCCCAGCCGTCCGGGTCGTCGAGGACGTACTCGACGTTAGCGACATGCCGAGACAGGACGTTCCGGAACCGGTAGGTGCCGAACCGGGCGTAGCAGACACGAGCGCACGGTCCAGCGTTCGGGCAACAGTTGAACCGTGAGCCGTCGTTCAGGGTGACGATCCACGCCGGGATCGTCCAGTTCCAGATTCCGTGCGGACGGAGTTCGCTGTTCTGCGTCAGCAGGCGCTTACCGGCGAGGTGTGTCATCAGTACGGTCCGTCGCAACAGGAGTCTCGGGCTCCGCACCCGTCGCACCGGTAGTGCGCGTGCTCGGGTC